GGATGGATACATGCATCTTATATTGAATTTAACCCTAGAAGACAGTATATGTGGGCTTATAAAGAAAATAAAAAAACTAAATATAAACCAATAATAGGAAAGGCAGTTGATTTAGTATGACAATAGGTAGATCTCAAATGACTCAACAAATAGATGGTAAATTACGTGGGGCAAAGAAAGAAAAAAAGAAGAAGCTTAAAGTTAAAAAACCCAATAAAAAGAATTCTACTACATTTACTGTTTAAGCCAAAAGTGTTACAATCGAAGAAGTTGTACAACCGCAAAAGGCTAAAAACCTTCAATATGGAGTAATATAGCAATGTGGCCACAAAAAAGGAGTAAATAATGGCAAAGAAATCTCAAGGTCCTTGTTGGGACGGTTATGAAATGGTTGGCATGAAGAAAAAGGGAAGTAGAAGTGTTCCTAATTGCGTGCCAGTAAAAAAGAAGTTTGCAGGAGGTATAATTCCAGCAATTGGTCCAGCTCAAGCAATAGCTGCAGCAAAGCAAGCTACCCCTCAAGATTATATTAATTATAAAACTTCAGGTAATGCACAACCTATTGAAAAACAAATGACTCCTGTTAAAAACAAAAAAGAAAAAGTTACGGAAGCTTACTCAGGTAAATTTATTGATGTTGAGATGGACGGAAAAAAATATAGTAACCCATCTTTAAAAAGTTACTATAACGATTTATTAAAATAAGGAGAAACACTATGATGAAAACTATGCCAGGTGGCGGAAACGCATACGCAAGAATGTCTTCTCTTAAAACCGAAAAAGCTAAATACGGTAAAGAGATGAAGAAGAAAAAGGATAAGAAAAAAAAGAAAAAAGATAAGTAATGGCTACAAGCGGCACAACATCTTTTGATTTATCTATCGATGAGATAGTAGAAGATGCCTATGAGAGAATAGGTATGAGAATTAATTCTGGTCATGATATTAAGTCAGCTAGAAGAAGTTTAAATATTTTATTTTCAGAATGGGGTAATAGAGGTGTGCATTTATGGAAAGTGGCTTTAAATGAAGTTGCTTTAGTTGCAGGTCAAGCAAACTACACAGTACCAACAAATGTTAGTGATGTGTTAGAAGCTTATATCTCAACTGCAGGAGGAACTCCTGGAACAACCACTAATGATTTAACTTTATCTAAAATTGATAGATCAGCTTATGCCGCTTTACCAAACAAAGGTGTTCAAGGACAACCTTCACAATACTATGTAGACAGGCAGACAACACCAATTATTTATTTATATCAGACTCCAGACTTATCTACATATACTTATTTAAAATACTATTCTATTAATAGAATAGAAGATGCAGGTGCTTATACAAATACTGCAGATGTATCTTACCGATTTATTCCATGCATGATTTCTGGATTAGCTTATTATTTAGCTATGAAACGTTCTCCAGAAAGAATGGAGATTTTAAAAATGTCTTATGAAGACGAAATGAAAAGAGCCTTAGATGAAGATGGTTCTAGAACAAGTTTATTTATAACTCCAGAGAGTTATTTTCCACAAGGATAAATTATGGGACGATTTGCAAGAGGTAGTAGAGCTTTATCAATATCAGACAGATCAGGAATGCAATTTCCTTATCAAGAAATGGTAAAAGAATGGAATGGTTCCATTGTCCATTATTCTGAGTTCGAGAAAAAACATCCACAGTTAGATCCTAAATATCATGCTGCCGATCCTCAAGCTTTAAAAAAAGCTAGACCTGATACATCAAGAGGAACTAGTATTACTGCATCACTTGATTTACAATATTGGCCTGGACAATATACTTCTAATGGTATGCAACCAGGAACAAGTGCTGACCAAGAGAATGTTAAAAGACAACTTGGTTCTAGTATAGGGGAGGTTACAATAGTAATTACATAATATGACATTTGCAGAATTATTACAAAAAGTTAGAGATTATACAGAAGTTGATTCAAATGTATTAACTGATTCTATTATTGAAGATTTTATCCGAGACACCGAATTAAAAATTTTTAGAGAAGTTGACGCTGATTATGCTAGAGAATATGCAGCAGCTTCACTTATAGCAAACACACCTTATTTAGATTTACCAAATGCTACATCTAGTTCTGGACTAACCTCAACTAGAAGAGCAATTATTGTTAGATCATTTTTAGTAGAAGATTCTAATCAATCTCCTACAACCAAAGAATACGTAGAACCTAAAGATACTAGCTTCATATTTGAGTATAACTCAACAGGAGCTACAGGAGTACCTAAATACTATGCAATGTGGAAAGAGACTACTATTTTAATGGCTCCTACTCCAGATCAAGCTTATAATGTACAATTAAGCTATATTTACACTCCAGATCATCTATCAGCTACAAATACAACTACCTATCTATCTGACAATGCACCAGAACTACTATTATATGGAACCTTAGTAGAAGCATACGGCTTTTTAAAAGGACCCTTAGATATGTACAAACTGTATTCAGACAAGTATAATGTAGCTATGCAAGGTTTTGCGTTGGAACAAGTAGGTAGAAGACGTAGAGACGAATATCAGGATGGAACACCTAGAATATTAGTTCAGGCACCATCACCTGATAAAGGTAATTAAATTTATAAGGAGTAATTATTATGGCAATAGCACAAGCAGTAGCAAATTCTTTTAAACAAGAAATTTTAGAAGGTATACACAATTTTGAAACAGGAGCTACAGGAGACGTATTTAAATTAGCATTATACACATCAGATGCAAATTTATCTGCAGCGACTACAGCATATTCAGCAACTAACGAAGTTGGAGATTCTGGAGAATATTCAGCAGGGGGAGGAGCTTTACAAGGTCAACAAACAGGTTTAGACACAGGTGTAGCAATCGTTGATTTTGATGATTTATCTTTTACAGGAGTAACTCTAACAGCTAGAGGAGCATTAATTTACAATACAAGTGAATCTAATAAAGCGGTATGCGTGTTAGATTTTGGATCAGATAAAACTGCAACAAGTGGAACTTTCACTATTCAGTTTCCAGCATTTACATCAGCCGCTGCTATATTAAGAATCGCTTAATAACGAGCAGGATTATGAATGGCAACTACTTGGGGTTCAAATACATGGGGTTCTAACTCATGGGAGAGTGATATTAACACAATCACCCCAAGTAGTAATACATTATCAATATCATCAGGATCAGTCGAAGCTTACAACCTAAGTGGTTGGGGTGGTCAATTTTGGGGAGTACAAAATTGGGGTAACCTAACTGATGCTTTCGCAACTGTAACAGGTCAAGAACTTACATCATCATTAGGAACAGAAACCGTAGACGGTGAAATTAATGCTGGATGGGGCGGAGGACCTTATGGTGAAAACGGTTGGGGCATCTTTGGAGACGTACTACTTTCTGGAGAGGAATTAAATTTAACAGTAGCTTCAGTTACTGTAGACGCTCAAATTCAAATTGGTTGGGGTGGTTTATCTTGGGGCGACGGTGAATGGGGAGATTTAGCAAACCCAGATCTTTTAGTTTCAGGAATAGCTTTAACATCTAACACAGAAGATGTCTCTATTACTGCAGATGCAAATGTAGATGCAACAGGAAATGAAATAACAACAGGTACAGATGGAGCTGTTGCAGGAACTTCAGCAGCACCTATTGCAACTGGTATAGAATTATCATCTGACACGGACGGAGTATTTGCAGGGGAACTTGTAACAGTAGAACTATCATCACCTTCAAACGACCCTTGGGGTAATGAAGTTTGGGGTAATGGTCAGTGGGGTGCTGGAGATGGTACATCAATTTTAGGAGACGCTGTTGTTGATTTACAAGGTAATGCAAATGTTATCCCTACAGGAGCAGAAGCTACAAGTCAAACAGGAGATTTAGGTCAAGCTTCTATTTACGAATTTACTTCAGCCACTGCAACTACTACAGTTGGAGATGCTTTTGGTGGTGAAGTTGTAGAGATACAAGTAACCACAGCTTCAGCTCAACCTTGGGGTGAGGTTTTATGGGGTGATGGAGAATGGGGTCAATCAGTTGGTACAGATATTGCGATAGGAGCAGATGCTGTATTAGTACCATCAATAGATGTTCCTGTAACAGGTATTGATATAAATAGCACAACAGGCACTGTAAGTATCACTGCAGATGCTAATTTAACCTTAACTGGTCAAGAATTAGAGTCTTTATTAGGTGATGAAAATGCCTTTACAGACGTTACAGTAGAGCTAACAGGTGTAGAATCAACTGTTGAAGTAAACGATGTAGTTGCTGGAATAAGCCAATTAATTATACCTACAGGCTTGGAAGCGACTGTAACTAGTGGTACAATAGGTATAAATGCATGGGCTGTTGTAGATCCAAATTCTGCTACTACTTGGAGTGTGGTTGACAAAGCAGCGGCATAAGATTAAAATTATGAATTATTAGGAGTTATTTATGGCATCAAGTTATTCTACAGATTTAAA